AGAAAACTAATAGGCGGCGTTTATGCTTGGAAGCCACTTATCGTGGTCAAGTTTAAGCAAACTAGCGCGGCAAAAGATTTAGAAAAACTTATAATGAAAGGGCAGGACAAAGGATACTTACATATACCAAAATATGATTTTGGAGGCAAGACGGAATGTTTGACTTTGGCAGCAGAACCTAAAATTAGAAATATTTTACGTAAATACGATTTTAAGAATTCCATTTAAGGAGAAATTATTATGTTGCTAACAACGGAACGATCCGATGTATTTATCCAAGAGCAGGACCTTTCTCAGGTCGTACGACTCTTGGCTCGAACAGTAGGAGCTATTACATGTGCCTCTAAGAAAGGACCATTAAACCCTGTAAAAGTTTTTGGTGCACAGGATTTTAACAACCGTTACGGGACACCTGACCCCTCAATATCATTCGCGCATTACTCAGCCCTTCACTTCTTGGCAGATGCTGATGAATTGTGGGTAAATCGTGTAGCTGGTGCGGGTTTCCGTTATGGCGGAACTATGCTTACAACAGATTCGTTGTTACAAGGCATGGACGTAGACATCTCGCTTACAGGAACGGTATCAACAGTTCTGGCTACCACCGGCGTACTTGGGGTAGGCACTGTATTCACAACCGAACTAGTACCTGGCGACCGTATAGAAATCAATGGTGAAGAACAAATTGTAGCCACCATTACTGATGATTTAAACTTGGACGTAATTAGTGTATGGGCAGCTACTAACGTAGGCTTACCTGCTACAAAACTTGGTCCAGATGCGCCTAGTGATCCTGATAATGTAAGCTTCCGAAGCTTCGACGTTTTACAATTCACGGGTATTGGACCAGGTGACTACGTAAACGGTCAGATTTTTGTACGCATTGTGAGTCAAAATATTGTGGCACCTACAGGTATCGTAGCCACGCCCGTAATTACAGGTGGAACACTATCTGACGCCACTTACAATTATAGAGTTTCTGCAGTTAATGACTTAGGTGAAACTTTAGCGAGCACCGCAGTACCCGCAATTGTTGCAGGCGCTGGTGGTCTAGGTTCTGTTTCTATTGCGTGGACAGCTATCCCAGAGGCTACAGGTTATCGTGTATACGGACGTGTAGGCGGTTCTGAATTATTGTTAAGTGCTGTAGATGCAAGCTTGACTGTGTTCGTTGATATAGGCGCAATAACACCTGTTGGCGCACTTCCTGTAACCGCACCTACCCCAACAACACAATTTAAAACAAATATCTTTGACTCAGCTATATCCACGTCCAATCCCGTTGAAACTTTTGATACTACTCTTGAGCGTGAGATTGACGGCTTTGGTGTACAGTTGGAAATTGAAGATGTTATAAATAATAATAGTTCTTTAATACGAGTCAAAAATAACACGATAGCTCTTTTATCCGTACCTACCATTTTCAGTACACCTGCGGCAGCTACCTTGTTTGCTGGTGGTAATGACGGCGCTACAATTACTAATAGTGACCTGATACTAGGTTGGGATAAGTTCATTAGTACCGAGATATATGATCCTACTATCCTTATTAATGCAGGCTCTGGTACTAATCCCGCCGTTCAGTTAAAGATGGATGCTGTCTGTCAATCTCGTCAGGATGCTGTATGTATCTTAGACGTTCCGCCTACTCAACAAGCCCCTAATAAAGCTATTGACTATCGACGACTTACCCTGAATTTGAATAGTAATCGAGCTATGCTGGTTAGCCCTGATACTTTACAAGTGGATCCTTTTAATAACTTTCAGTTGTTTGTTCCGCAGTCAGGTAAAGTTGCTGGGCGTATGGCGTTCACCGATAGAATTAGTAATCCTGGTCGGTCACCCGCTGGTCCAAACAGAGGTATCTACTCAGAAACTTTGGGTGTTCGGTTTAATTATAATGACGGCGAACGTGAAGTACTTGCACGTAACCGTGTCAACTACGCTCGCGTTTTTCCGGGTGGTGGCATTATCTTGTGGGAACAATTTACGTTGCAAGATAAATTTTCAGCCCTGTCCTTTATGAACGTTCGCCGTATTGTAGATATTATTGAGCAGAGTATAAAAGTAGCTCTTAGGTTTTCATTGCAAGAACCTTCCGATGATTTTACCCGAAGTCAAATAGTGCAGATAGTTACTGAGTTTCTAGACAGCTTGAAAACAGCTAGAATACTTGAAGACTTTGGTGTTCAAAGTGACTTAGCTAATAATCCACCTGCAGTACGCAGCGCCGGGCAATTGAACCTTGACATCTTCCTCATCCCGATACTTCCGGCCCAGAAGATATTGCTTACAGCTAATATCGTAAGAAGTGGTGTTAACATTAGCACTTTGATTGAAGGTCAGAACTAGGACGTGATAAAATACCTACACCAAACTATAAATAGGTTGGTGTAGGTGTTGACTTCCATGCGTATTACCTGTATATTAGACACATACAGTTTATAAACAAAAGGATACAAGCATGTCACTTAAAACAATCCCTTTTGACATAACAGACTTCTTAGACACAGAAGAAAGTATCCAACAATACATTGAAGTTTGTGTTGAAGATGGCGACAAAATGATGATAGACGAT